TATAAGCACGGTTTCCTTGGCCTTTACCCACGTAAAAGCATTCGTCTCTATCAAGACGCCAATGCTCATATACGTAATAAGTACCGCTGGTGGTCATAACGCCTCATTAATCTATCGTATCGTTAGCCACCAATACGCCGCCAATGTTAATGCTGACAACCGCAGCCGTAACAGAACTGGATGCAACTTGGAAACGCAAATCTGTTTTTTCCGCGTATGGGAATGGAAATTGGCGATGGACTTCGTAGGTTGTATTGTACGGCGTTTGTACAACAATGCGTTGAACACCGGAGGATAAATTGATGATCGCACGATATGTGGTGTAGTTTGCGCTGTTTCCGTTAAATGAGGAATACGCACCGTACCGCCAACCATAGAAAGTATATCCCGCAGGAACCGTATAAACAGCCATTTGAGTTGTGCCGAGGCTGCTTGTGACGCCGTTAAACACACCCGTATTGATTTGCGCGTAAACTACAGTTGCAGCCAAGTTGGACAACGTAATTACACCAGCAGGATTTGTTGCACTACCAACGGAAACAAACATGCTGTTGATGCGAAAATATTGGTTTACCGTTGGCACATTGGTTGTGCCATTCAAAACAAGATTTTCCGTAAGAACATTGTAATTGGCATCTAAGCCAACAATGGTAATTGTTGCTGTATCACCCGCTGTCGCACTTACAAGGTTCATTGTAATGGCAGAAGTTGGAAATACATATTCCGTTGTTGCCATATTTTCCCATACGGTGCGGAATGTTCCAGCCGCCGACGCTGGCGTTGTTCCATACCCAAAAATGTTTTGCGGCGCATGATTGGAAATATGATTACGGGAAACTTGTAATTCAAATGACTCATACCGACCATTTTTGGTGATGGAATCCCAAATGATGTTACCCGCAGAAAATGTACCCATGATTATTTACCCTTCTTCCGTGACGCGGCAGCATTATCAATCAAATTCGGGTATGGCCGACCAGCCGCCCGTGCTCTAGCTTTAGCATTTTGTTGCTGCTTATGCGACAAATGTTTTGTGTGGTGGTCTTTGGGCAACTTAGTTTCCCAGAATGGCTTGTCAGTCATCAGCAACCCCACTTACGAAGGGATTTGTTAATCCGACTATCTGGATCAGCAGCCTTGGCTGAACCAGTCATTTTGCGCTTCATACCCGTCATTCTGGAACAGAAATTACTGTGACGGGGATTATCTGAATCTTTGGTGGGTGCTTTGAGGTTGTGGCCCTCAGCACGAGCAGATGCGCGTCCTTTGGCATTCAAGCCGCCAGAAGGGGATTTGCCCTCAGAACGTGTCCAAGCCGCAGTCATGCGAGCCTCCAAGAAAGGATGGGGGCTATTACACCCCCATCGTTTTTACTTACCGTGCTCTTCAGGCTCATACGACTTATGAGCAGAAGGTTCCGTGCCGTGCGCCGCGCTGGAAAGTGGGTTCATGTTGGAACCAACCTTGCCACCCGACTTGCGCTTAGGACGGTCAGCACGCATCTTGGCGCTTTCACCATGAACTTTGCCCATGTGGTGAACATGGCCACCGTGCTTGCGTTTCATGCGACCGCCGCGCTTCTTCTCCTTGGCTTCCTTAACCGTTGGAGAATTGGCACCTGCGTAGACGTCATTTACTGCTTCATCAGCGTAAAAATCGCCTTCTTTAGCCGAACCTTCGTCAACGGAATGTGCTTTCACACTGCCGCCCTTCTTGTGTTCAGCGCGGGGATGCTCATGATGCATGACATGCCCGTAGTGATGCTTCTGACCCTTCATGGTCTACCCCTTATGCTTGTGTAACACCAAACAGGCCCGTGACGGAACCCATATTGGCTGGAAGGACGAATTGACGAACTGCAAGACGCTTGGCAGCATCTGCCGCCGACTGCAATGCATACGTTCCACGAACGTCACCTGTGGTTGTCGTCGCAGGACTTGTGGTAACTGCCGCAACATATCCCGTGCTCGCAGTGATTGCCGCAGCATTGTAGTTGATTGCTACATCGCTGAAGAAGTCAGAACGAAGTGGGAAGCCATAGATGTCGGTTGTGCCAACAGAGTAATTGTGCGCGTCAGTGAACGCCGGAACAACCGACGAAATGTACTTAAACGCCTTCTTACCGTTGACCGTTGTAGCACTTGCAGGAGCCGCAATAACTTCGCTCATTGGTACGCCATAAATGTCGTAACCAGAGATTGTGATATTGCCACCCGTTGCGGATGCTGAACCAGTAACGCTAACCGCACGGGCAACAAGTGCCTGTGGGTTCCACAAATAAACACCCGATGGCTGGCCAAGCAAACCAAATGGCTGCGCGAGAGCAGTGTATCCACCAGTAGCCTGTGCTGTCATCGTTGTGGAAGATGCAGTGTCATCGCCTTGAACCGTGTATGTTCCAACGCCGCCGGGAGCACCCGTCAGTTGGTTTACAATGGTGGTTCCAGAAAGTACGCCCGTGCCAGATAGCGTCATTCCGATGGAAATCGTGCCCGTGAGGGACGAAACCGTCAGAATGCTGCTGGCAATCACACCCGTGAAGGATGCAAAGCCATCAAGCAACAACAAGCCCGTAACCGCCAGACCAGTATTGAAGTTGATGCATGAAGCGCCAACCGAAACACCAGTGCTGGTGGAGTTCGTTGATACCAGCGTCATAGCCGTGCCGGATACTACGTTTGCAGCAGCCGCAATTGCAGCATTACCAAGCGCGTATGGAGCATAGCTAATCGTCTGCGTATCCGAAGTACCAAAACCAGCGGTAAAGGCACCAGCCGCTTGGCCGGGGACGTAAGTGAAGCTAGAGCGAGGGTCAAGACGGCCCACACCGCCCCAGAAGAGCGATGGGGCGATGTCGGAGTTGTAATCAGCAAATGGAGCCTGTCCAAAGCCAATATACGGTCCAGAGTTTGCTGTAATAGACATGGGCTAAACTCCTTACGATGTTGGGAATGAACCGAAAATGGAGCGCCAGTTGTAGTAGCCGAAAGAATAACGCTCGTAACCCTTAACCAGAAGGTTATCAGTCACGAAATCTACTTGCATATCGGTCTCAAACTTCACACGTTCCATGTAGGCAAGGCCATCAATGTTGGTCAACAAGAACCAAGCATAGGAGGAGGTGAGGAAGTCGTTGACGAGATAGCCTTCAGGAATGCCACCAGCAGTGCTGAGGATCGCGTTGACATCATTATCGGCAGTACCCGGACGCAGTTCCGTCTTCGTCAAGCGGATTGCCACAGGCTCAAGCTGTGGAGGAACAATCAACTTGCGGCCACGAGCGAATACCTTCAGGCCAGCCTGATCCTTAAAGTTGGTACGAATGTTGATCATACCGTTAAGGAGCGAAGACTCGTTCAAGTCCTGCTGTACCGAGAAGGTGTTAGCTACCGTACCACCGTCAATTGGATGCGCCGTGGAGCAAAGTGCTACACCATCGCCGCCAACAGATGCGTTGTACGTCTGAGCCGTATTGAGGAGGTTCGCGCCATAGATTTCCTTGGTCTGCTGAAACGATTCAATCAGGCCGAGGTTGGATGGCATGAACTGGGTCTTGTAGAGGTTGTCGTCAATCGCCTTGCGGGTGATTGCGTAGCCAAGGGCAATTTCAGTGTGCTCTTGGTTGTAGACAAAACGCTCACCAGCGCCCGAATCAAAAGAGGTCTGACCGCCTTCGCTCTTAAGCTGGGCAAGACCGAGGTAACGCATTTCAGCGGTACGCTCCAGAGCCATCTTTGAATCATGCTTCGTGAAGATTTTATCGTACTGAGATGGGATCATCTCGTACTTGCCTTCTACGCCACGGAGACCGGGGAGGAGAAGGTCTTTAATCTGTGAGAGATTAACAGCCATTTTACCTTACTCCTTAAGCATTGATACTGGCAGGGCCAGCACCGTTAGAACGCCACATTTCGTTGTTGAAGCCAACGATGACGTTGCAATATTGCGTGGTGGGATCGCCGCCATTGCCGAAGCTGATTGCGTAATCAACAACAATGAAGGGCGAGGTGATGGTTGTGCTGACTGCCGAGAGATAAGCACCCGAACGACCAGTTGCAGTGCTGCCCGTACCCAGCGTGAACTGAGCATACTGGCCAATAATGCCGGAAGTCATCGTGGTAGCCGTACCCGTCATTGGAGCACCAGCGAAGCTGGTCTGAACAACGAAACGAGCATTCGGATCATCAATCACATAGGCTTCAACGTCGCCCGTAGCATCCGAACCCGGCCAGTAAGACGACCAAACAACGCGCTTCTGCGAGGTTGAAAGATACTTGCAGCCAACGAAGATGCCAGCGATAGGCTGTGCGCCGTTTGCGGATGCAGTGATGTAACCAGTGGCCGCGCCCGTACCCGTGATTGGGGTTACAGGATCGCCAGTGTAAATTGCGGTAGAGTTGCCGCTTGCAATACGACGAGCAGACTGGGCAAACGTAGGAGCGCCGCCAGCACCACCCTGAAACTGCAAGAAGCCATAATACGCTTGCGTATTAGCCATAGCAGAGATTCCTGATGAAATGGAGGTTGCTATGCGCCCAGCACTGCAAACCTAGACAAATTTTAACCCGCCTCCCCAAGGGCAGGTGTTAGTCGCAGATCAATCCTCTGGAATAGGGACTGGCTCAAACGACTTTTTAACCAATGGACGAACACTGTCATGCTGACGGGTCATCGTACCATCTGGTGTCTGGGACAACTGCTGCTCTTTGGCACGCACTTGGTTCCTAGCACGACGCAATTCTATCTCTTTTGCTTCTTTTGTCAACGTCAAAGGACGCTCCATTAAAATCATGCCTTTTCGTTCAATAGAAGCATAATTTCCAATAGGCATCATCTCTGGATGGCGGCTTGCTGGGACTGCTTCCCAACCACCACGAGCCAACTGAACCTGATACGCCGGGTCTTCTTTTCCTAGAAGCGTGTGGCGCTTCCATTCATAAGACCAACCATCTGGAACAATAGATGAATCAACATAAAACTCGTCAATGCCATCATCCATATTGCCACGGTTAGACCGAATCTCAGCCGCACGCTGTTCTGCACGGGCGCGAGCATCTTCGGGGCGCATAGTTTCACGCATTGGCTTGCGGTTAACTTGTGACTTCTCAACTGGGTACTTTTCTTCAGTCATTCTAATCTCCTATTAATTCAATTTGCCTTCGCGTTTAAGCGAGACCATGTTTTTTGCGTACTCTTCTGGTGTCATGCCCATCATGGAAGCAATTTCTCGTTGCTCATTGGACAGACGGACAACATTTGGCTTACCAGAAGTGCCAGAAGCAACGCGGGTTGATGGTGCAGATGGCGGTGCAGACGTGCGCTTTTGCACTGGTGCTGCCGCCACGGAGACAACTTCGTAATCCAAGTCTGGCTCTGGTGCTTTGTTCAATCCAAGACGCATTTCAACGTGCTGGAAGTACGCATCACTGTCTGGAACAAACCCCTCACCCATTGCGTGGTTGTGAGCACGAACCATTTCATCAAATTTCTTTGCGTCACGAATGACATCAGGGTTGCGACGCACCCACGACGCTGAACGTGGCGACAATTGAGACGCAAATTGCTCAACTGGGTCATTCTGTGGCGGCACAACTGGCTGCACAGGCTGACGAAGTTTGTTTTCCATAGCATTTTTGCCATTTTCAAGCGTTGATAGCTTGTTGGCATTCAATGATAAGGCTTCTTGAAAGTCTGCCGCCCTGCGATAGTCACCAGCAGCCATTGCTTCAGCGTAACCGTTCTTCAACGCCTCTGAACGATGCTTTGTGGCGTCAATGGCGCTTACAATAAGCTGGTAATCACCGTCTTGAACATTGCGCTGGGCTTCTTGAGCCTGCTGTTGGGCATGATAAGCCCTGCGTTCAGCGTCATCACGGGCTTTTTTCTCGTCCTCAAGCTGTTTTTTGAGTTGAGTAATGCCTTCATCAGCCGAAATTTCATTTGCATCAGATGATTTTTCAACTTTTACCGGATCATCCGCAGCCGCAACTTCAATTTTTTCTTCAGGCTCTACCTGAACATCATTTTGATCAACCATGTCTTATCCCCTTACCATACTGCATCAGGGTATTTGGTCATGCCACGAATAGATCGGACGAGCACACGTC